ACTTTTCCTGCATGATAATTAGTAGTAGCATCAATGTATTTACCAGTTAACTCTGGGTGTTTACCTGAAATAATCTCTGCTTGTATAGTTTCAAATGATTTACCATTTGCATATAGTTCATCTATCTTTGCAATAGCTTTATCTTTTTTTCTATCAATTCTTAACGTCTCTGCTTTACCAATTTGATAACCTGCGTTTGTAAGTGATTTAGCTAAACCATCAACACTGCTACCACTAGATACATACCCTGCATTACCTGCACCATAATATTTATTTGTTCCTTGTCTTTGATATTTAGCCATTATTCTTTTGCCTCTTTATTAGTTTGACTTCGTTGATAACCCCCATTAGCCGCAGTAGCTACTTCTAGCATTAATCCAGTTCTTGATGGGTCTGTAGGTGGTTTCAAACTGTTATAAGTTTTTGCTTGATTAGCGTATGCTTCAGTTTGTTGGTTTCTAAATAATGTAACATCTTTGTCGTAACCTCTAGTTATATCTACCCAGTCTTCATCATATAACTGTCCAATAGATTGTACAATTTTTGTATTGTTAGCGTTACCTAAATTTTGTTTTTGTGCAATTTCACCATCTCTTTTAGCTTTAGTTCTAATTTCTGCTATTCTTTTTTCCATGTCAGCATTTATTTTCTCTTGGTCAATTTTAACCATGTCGTGTAAATATGCTTTATCTGCGTTCCTTCTAGTTGTATCTTGGTCTCTTCTAATAGCTTTATTGTCAGCTTTCTTTTGTCTAAATCCTTGAACTGCTCCTGCTACCTGAAGTGCCGCTTGAATGTCACACATTAATTATTTACCTCTTTCATCATTAATAAAAATGGCATCTTGCCGATACCAAAATCTCCTATTTTTGTTTTGGGTTCAAATCCTAAGAATTGTAACCACTTTAAACTTTTCCAATTTCTTTCATCTACAAAATTGTAGACGTACTCATAATCTTTACTCATCTCTGCTACCCATTTAGGACACTCTTTAATAAACTGTTTGACGTGTTTAAATAAATCCTCACTAGATAATAACCAAACTACTCCGTAGCCTTTTTCTTTTGATGGTACAGAACCAAACATACCAATTACACCTTCTGACTTTGTTCCAATAATAGAATAAATCTTACCTTTTTCTGTAAATGGTATTACTAATGCTTCTAACGGAGTTGCTCCATTGGAAGCCATAATTTCTTGTCTGTCACCTTTTCTAATCTTTGGTGCTAACTCTAACGCATCTTTTAATTCTGCTTTTCTAACGTAGTTTTCTTTCATTAAACCCTTCTTGCTCTATTGTGATAATAACCTTCAACCTCTGCACCTGCGATATATAATGGCAAGTGAGATGACGATTTAATATCTAAAATAAATTCTGTGTTTCGACATTGTACAGGTACTCTTAATGTGCCTGTAGCTATGGCAGGTTGTCCTACGATTGATGTAGCTGTACCAATTACATAACCATTCATAATAGCTGTTGATGTACTTCTATTTGTAGGAGTAACTTCTACTTGGAAGAACCCACTGTTTTCAAAATTAAATGATATGTTTCGTATTTGGTATCTACCTGAAGTTACCGCTACTAATCCTCTTCCAGTATTTTCTCTTACATACTGCGTAGACATTCTGTATTTACTTTCGTATGGCACACCAATGTATAACGCTGTGTGATTTCCAACGATTGTATATGTTGAACCTGACGTGTTTGTAGCTGTATAGTTATTACCATTAGTTCTATCTACAGCTATCAATCCAGTTTTTGCACCATAAGGTGATGTAAACGTAGTTAAATCTGTTAAACTAGCATACGTTCCTGTAACTGAAGTTTTAAGGTCAATGTAAACTCCATGACCTATTGTTGTATCTTTTAAATTTCTTAAATCTATTTTAACTAATTTTGTAGTTGTACCTTCTGAAACTAATAAATAAATAAAACTTTCTAAAGACATACCACCTATAATTTTAACACCTGTAAACGTCCACTTAGACCAAGCGTTTTGTACTTTCTCTCCACCATCAAAGAAATACTTATAGATGTACATTGTGTTAGCGTATGTAGTAGACACTGTGCCACTATAAGGAGCTGTTTGACTATCTCCTGTATCTGATGTTAAAAATATTAAATTATCTTCTGTAGTGTTACTTATAATTTGATAGCAATTTGTAGGAATTAAATTTCCTACTGATACAGTAATGTCCATACCATCATTTGTAAGTGTATCATCATCAGCAAAGTATTCTCTTATAGCTGTATTGTTTGTTCTTGCTTGTGCAAAGTATGCAAACTTACCTGCTGATACTGGACTAACTTTATCATCATGTTCAAATGAAGATACTTCATTAAGCATAGCTGTTGTAGGTGATATAGTTTCACCTGAACTATCTAATTTGTATTGTGCTGTATCAGAAAATAATAATAAACTTTCATTAAATCCTACAGAATTTTTAAGTGTATTAACTTGTGTACCTGAAGCCGCTATATCAATAGGGTCAGTATCTAATACTTGTGTAGAGGTTGTTGAAAAGTAATTAAAGAATGAAGCATTCTCAGTTAATACTAAATTTTCTCCTGCTAGAATACCTAATCTGTTTTTGTAAAATGTAAGGTTATTAATCTTTTTACCCACAAAAGTTGGATTAGCATTAGTATCAATATCTCCACATTTTCTATCTGTGTAATCTAATTCTTTAAAAGTAAATGTACCATTATTATTATTAACCAATGCGTGTGGCATTGTAGAATTATCTAAACCAACAGAAGTTGCAGGAGCTATAGTTTCATTCCATACCCCTGAATTTCCTGAAAATTTAACATAGTAATCAGAAAGAGTATCTCCTTCTTCTCCAGTAATTTTTAAGATAACACCTGTTTTTCCATAAAAAGGTAATTTACTAAAATCTTGTATTTCATCTCTAATAGCATACATGGCTGTATTACCAGAACCATCAGATGAACTAATTGTATAGTTTGCATTGTTATCTGTAGGTTTTCCATAGATTACACTATCAAAACTTTCAAATGTAAAATGAGATGTAAAACCAGAATAATTTGCTAACCCTTGTGTTGTAGATTGAGTTGCATTGTTATCTGTTCTAACAACTTTAAAACCAATACCATTGGCATTACTATCCCAATGTGTACTAGAAGTACCATACAAAAGTATATCTGTAATTTTATTTGTATCTCTAAATTTACTATCAGTAGACGCATCATTACCTGAAGGTAACTGAAACACCACTTCTAGTTCTTGTGCCATTGAAGGGTGTTTTAATGCTACTTTATATTCTCTACCATAGTTTGTAAGTTTACAAACAATCAAGAACTCTTCTACTTTAGCCGCAGACGTTGTACTGTCAGCCGCTACTGTTATTCCTGTGTTAGCTAAAAATGTAAAGTCTGCAATGTTAACTAACTTAAAATTTTCTCTAGGGTTTGTTGAAGTTAAATAACTTGACCCACTTTGAATTGTAACTGTTTTTTCATTACCATCTAAATCAAAAACTTTAACTCCGCCATTGTATAATGCTACAACATATTGATTAGAGGCATCTCTTTGTATTGACCAAAATTTTGTTTTATTAGAATAAATATTAGAACTATCAACAGTTTTAATAAAATCTAAAGGAGGTCTTTTTGATAAACCATCTACTAAACCATTTTGTAAATTAACTTGGTCTTCCCCTTGATTGATACCTCTTTGTGTAGGTGTCTGTTGGGACATACCATTTAAAAAGTTAGGAATAGATTGTGATACAACACTTCCCATAATTAGTAATTCCTTCTAGTAGGTCTATGTATTATAGAAAATGTATTGCTGTCTCCTTCAAGTATATTAATATCACTCTCTTGGCTATCTGCTTGATGGAAAGCCATTAATGCTTCATTTTCATCTTGACCAATTAATTGTGTAATTTCTTTGTCACCTATAAATCTAGCCGCAAATCTTCTTGCCGCTTTCATTGTAATATATTGTCTAGCGTATTCTGGTAAATCGTCAAATTGTTGTACTAAAACTAAATCAACTGAAGCAGGTGCAGAAGTAAATACATCTGTATGGTTTTCCATATCAAATAAAAAGCCGCCTCTTATAGTGTAGTTTAAATGTCTAAATTGGGAGTTTGCGTCTGCTTTAACGCAGTTTGCGGGTAGGGGTACTTTGTTATCGCTATCTAAAGATAATGATTTATAATTTTCATGTGTGTTAAAATTCCACCCTTGTGATTGGATAGACATAGATGTTTCATTAAGAATATTTTTTGCTGTACTTACGTCAACTGTAGTAGTGCCT